AATTCAGGAATCTCTGACATGTACTTTTTGGCAACACGGATGATCCTGTTCTTCCCCACGCCGGGGTTTCCGACGATGAAGATGTAAAGGTTGGGGTAAAGTTCGGAGGAGGTTCGAAGCCAGCATCGCATTTCCATCACAGCGGCTACGGTGAATATCCCGGCCCATTTGCGGAAGAGGGCTGGGGACTCCAAATTGTCAGTGTGATTTTCGAATGATTCTATCCATGATTCCAGTTTCCGGCGTCCGCTTGCGGCCCCCGTCACCTTCTTCGTATCCGCGGAGTCCATCCGGGTTCGATTGTGCATCGTATCCGCCCCTATTCCAGCCACATTTGGCTTCGTATGGTATGATGAGTTGTCGGCCGTGGCCGATGTCTACGGGAACTTCTAGCTGGGTGAGGAGTTGGGGGATGATTTCATCTTCGAGGTGCTGGGGGTATTGGAATACGAGACCGTCATGTTCATGCATAATGGGTGTGGCGAGTTGAGAATGCCATATGTTGAGGAGGCCGTTGTTGACGATGTAGGCTTCGGAGTTCTGTGGGTCATAGGAGACGGCACCGCGGATGGTGTCTTCTTCGGTGCGACGATCGAGGAACCAACGTTTACGGCCGGTTATGCCGATGATGTAGCCAACGGTTACAAGTTGGCGGGCTACCCATTGATGCCATTCGTCGTGGCCGGGAAAGGCCAAGCGATAGAGGGGTTGGAAATTAGCAACGAGGTCAACGGGAACTCCGGTTTGTTGGCTGATGGCCGGAGGCATGCCCTTAAAGTTAGTGCCATGACCGATCTTCTTGCATAGGTCTCGATGGGTATAGTGACGGTAGAAGGGGGCCTTAGGGTTATCGCAGAGGTATTTATCGGCTTTGGGTTCTCCAGTCCAGCCAAGATTGGGCCAGACCAGCTTGGCGACGTAGGTGTGAAGGTCGCTACTTTCGCAGGCATCGAGGTAAGTGCCGTTTTGGAAGAGCTTCCACTGAATGGCACCGACGATGCGGGATTGAATTTGCTTGGCGTCAACCTTGCACCATTTCATCCCAACGTCGGCGATGAAGATAGAACGAAGGGATTCTTCGACGTTCTGTAAGTTCCCTCCCGTTCCTTCAATGAAGGTACTCGATGACAGGCGGCCGGAGTTTGTCCCCGCGATGTTATAGGTGGTTCGAATCCGACCATCCGAGTCGAGCTTTGAGTTTAGCTTCTTAATCTTCTCAGCGATGTCCGACATCGCGTTCATGTGGGTGACGATCGGCTTGGCTACGGTGTACCCGGCTAGACGCTCTCGGGCAGCGCGGTCAACTGTGGGTCGACCATGCCGTTTGATCGCTGGAATCTGTAAGCGGTTGTAAAATAAATCGATCCGATCCTGTGGAGAGCGCCAGTTGAAGCCGGGCATTCCTACGCCTTCGAGGACGATGCGTTCGAGGTTTCGCTCTAGGACTTCCATCTTGGTGAAGAGTTCATCAACGACTTCGGCCTTACGTTGAAGATCGATTCGAACTCCTCGAAGGCCCATCTCTAGGAGAGGCCCTTGGAGTTGACGTTCGAAGTGGTAAGTCTCGGCAGTAACCGGATCGAGTTGGATTTCCATTGCGTCGTAGCATTTGCGGGTAGCTAAGACATCGACGCCATTGTATATTTGCTCCCCATCCCATATCGGAACTGTATCTGGATTTGTTTCATGGGTGTTGATTATTCTAGCCATCAATTATCCCGCTTGATAGTGTGGCGGTTTTTGTGATCTACCTTCCAAGCACCGAAATCTGTGTACAAAGAACCAAGGTATCCTAGGCCCTTAAGAGCTTCTGGTTGAAGGCTATGGCTAAGCAACATGGTATCTTGTTGAGCCCCCATCACTCCGATTCCGTAGGCTCGCCAGAGGAAGGCGATGTCGTAGAGGCCGTTTTGGAAGAGCTTGGGAATGCTTCCATCCACAAGAATGTTGCGCACAAGTTGCCAAGCCGAGGACTCACTTGATTTATTCGGCCAATAACTTCGGTCCTTTGCTCGCTCGTCATCAAACGGTATAACGATAGCTCGGCTAGCTGAGGGGGCGAATCCAATGCAAGTAACTCTTGTTCCAGCTGTTTCAATATCGACAGAAAGGAGGCTACAGTCCTTCCTGATGTACTCGTTGATAAATTCATCGATATCCTCCAAAGTCGGTTCAATCCAAATCTCACAACTCGGCCGACGAACATCAGGGAACTCGGCCTCCCGTTTGGCTTTCATTAGGTCGAAGATCACTGTTGGTCTGTGGGACCATTCCCGAAGTACGGCGGCAGGATGATAAGTAGGAAGTAGCTTATAGCCAGTAACAAGATGAGTGCTAACAAGGGTCGTCCCACGGAGCTTTGATACACCCGTGCGGCCAGCGAGAGCCCACAAAGCAGTATTCCCCAGAGCGATAATGAGATTAGGATCGCGGGATAGAATTTCTTCAGCAAGCCGGTCCAGTTCGGGCTCAAACTCGGTTTGGACGTATCGAGAGGGGAGAAGGGCGGGGTAGGAGGGGATTCCATCGGCTTTGCCTCCACAGAACCACTCCAGCTTATTGCCGGGGGGATGTCTATTGAAGACATTAGTTCGGTACGTTTCAGGATGAAGTCCCCAAATGGCGTCGATAGACTTAGGGTCCCCTTTTTTGTAGTAATCGCTGATATATTGTCGGTCGAGTTCGGTGAGTTCAATGATTCCTGCGTCATGGAGCATCCTTAAGAGTTCGATTCCGCTTGGTCCACAAAATCCTTGGGAGATGCGTTGCTCTTGCTCCCCCCAAGCTTCGCCAACAATTACAATTGGCTTCAAAAGCACTTCTCCTCAACCAGCTTCGCGTATCCCACCACGTCCTCCCAATGTTGCTTCGACATCGACTTGCCGGAGAGGATGCGGGAGAACTTCAACGCGATCATATCCATAGATTCGCGTTCGATGTCGGAGAGGGTGTTCCAACCGGGCCCGGCGCGGAACATGCGCTTGAAGCTTTGAGAGATAATGGCGTTGTCCTCAAAGGTGCCGTGGGTATGTTGGCGTTCTTCGAGTAGGGGGAGTCTAGGCTCACGCTGATCGGCAACATCGCGTTCGATCTCAGCGAGCATGTCGTTGGGGAGCTTGAAGGGCTTTTGCATCGATCAATCCTCTACTTGCGTCTTAGAAAGCATCTTGCCGCAATTGGGACAATAGGTATAGACACCCATACCTCCACCCGCCATACCAAATCCACTTTCGGCCTCGACATGGCATTCTGGACAATGGGATGGCCCAGCTTCTGGAATGTCTGGGTGTTGCTCAGTGGAGTCTATATGAAACGTCAGTTTGTCATCGGTCATCGGTGGGGCTTTCAAAAAGGTGGCCCGAGCTTTGTGGGCCCGGGCCAGAGTTGGGGAGAAGGGTTAGTCGTTATCGATCGGCAGGAACTTCTTCACCGAGGCGAACTTCTGATCCCCGGATTGGTTGGCCTCGTGGATGATGACGAGGCGAACCTCGGTGTTGGGGGTGTCCCCAAGGGCTTGGCGAACGGTCTTGTCGGAGAGATCGATCGCGCAGGCGGATTCGAGGAAGTCGGTCAGGCGCCAGAGGGCGTCCGGGGTGAGGTAGAAGCAAGTGGAGTTGTTCTTGAGGAACTTATCGGTGATGCCGCCGATCGCTTCGAGTTCATCGGTGTCGACGTCTTCGCCGGCCGAGGTTAGGGCGAAGGTGAATTGGACGAAGGGGGTTTTCTTCTGGGAGGAGACTCCTTCTTCGTACAGACCCTTGATCACGGCGGTATAGGTGCCGATGGGTAGGGGCTTCGGGCGTTCGATGTCGGCGGCGGGGGTGTCGAGGATGGATTCGAAGCTGGAGGCGGCGGAGGTTTTAGCCATGTGGGGTTGGTTCCTATTGGTTGGGTTGGGTTGAGTTAAAGTACGTTAGTGCCTTCAACACCACGGCGCATTCTTGCCAATGTACGTTGTTGAAGCCAATGCTGCGCTTCCTCGATTTTGGTTAGAGCAAGCGCATTCTCACGGCAGGCAAAAGAGCCAGCCTGAAACGAGCGTAGTCGATCTGCGACTATAGCCAATAGAACTTCTTGAGTAATACCATTTACACCATGTTCATTGATGGGACCATTCTGAAAAAGCACTACGAGGCCATCCATCTGTGCAATTGGCATTGATGCGGAATTGGCCGATGCATTATCTGATGCATCAAATCCGGTGACTTCATATCGGTGATTGGCTCCTCCGGCACCAGATTCATCAGTTACAGTTATCTGCAATTTGTCATTTGCGGGGTTTATAATGTGGTCTGTAATTGTGCGCAATGTTACCTCCGTTGTAATGTAACCGCTTTGGGCTTCTCTATCTTCACAGGCGGGTCACGAAGCACTGCAAAGAAATCGGCGAGGCCGGTCTCGATGGGATAGGATTTTTCCATCTTGAACGGGGCTGGATTGGCGAGGTCGATAAGTGGGCTCGATGTTGTCTCAATCTGCCGCTTACCGGACTTGTTGGTGTACTTCACATAGGAGGGGAAGTACTGGGGGATCTTTGGGGACAGGGCTGCGCCGACCCCTTGCGGGAACCCCTTGGTGGTGCCATCAGGAAGCTCAATGTACCGAACATGAGCGATGACGATTACGTTGGTGGCGAAGCTTGGGCCAGTAAGGGTGGCAAGGGCGGTCTCCACCGCGTCTTGGGCATCGCCATAGATCGCCCGGGGCTCCTTGGCGAGGTTCGGGGGCATAAGGGATTCGCGGAAGTCGTAGGCGGCGTCGCAGAAGCGGCTGAGGGAGTCGAGGACGAGGATGCAGTCCGGGCCCCAATCCGAAGGCTTCCCAAGGTCGGTCCCTTCGTACTTCCAGTGGTCGAGCATTTTCATTCCGGTGACGAAAGCGCGGACTTTGCCATCGATCACCGAGCCGGTTTCAACGGTCTTGCGCTTGTCGCGAAGGGTGACGTAGTCGACGTTGCCGATCATCTCGGGGCAATCGCGGAGGACGGCTTGGCGAAGGATGTCGAGCTTGGAGTCGAAGTCGAGGATGCGAAGTTTGTACCCAGCGGCCACGAGGGACACGAGCGAGCCGGTCTTGCCGGTCATGGCATCGCCGACGGTTAGTAGTTTGACGAGGGTGGTGGATTGGTGATCGGAGAGGGAGGGCATGATCGGAGCTTCCTTATGATTTCTTGAGCGTTCTTCCAGTCTGTATCGTTGCCCCAAGAACCAACGAACTTCTGTAGCCATTCTATAAGATGGGTGTCATTCACCGCCCACTCCTATCCCAGAATGGGTTGTAGGCGTTCTCGATCCCGGTCTGGTCGAAGCTGGCCTTCAATAAGGTTTCTCGAATAGCAGGGGATTTTGAACATACCTCCTTAAAAGGGCACCCTCCATATTTAGTACATGCAGTATCATTCTGAGGCCAATAGTTCGCTGTTGCGAAGTCCTCAGCCTCTCGTAGGTAGTAACGTAAATCAGCGAGCCATTCGGTAAGCTGGTCTTCGGTGCGATACGCAAAGCCGCGAGCGAATGCGTTGGGCTTTTCAAGAAGTACTTGTGCGGCATCGATGATTACTCCTTTCACAGGGGAGTTCAGCATGATCTTCCCGGCAAGGGTATAGAGGGTCATTTGGTTCGATGGGGTCCATTGGTCCATCCAGTAGCCGCCGATGGTGGAGACGGAGGTCTTCCGGTCCATTACGTAGAGGTCCCCGGCGAAGTCGACGATCCGGTCGAGGTGGCCGCAGAGGAGGTAGGGTTGCTCGTAGATTCGAGTAGCTTTCTTCTCGCCCGATACTACCTCCATCAGGTTGCCTTCCATTTCAATATGAGACTTGGTGTTCGGCCCCCAATCAAGTTCGAACCGAAAGCTCAACTCTACCGCGGGGCTTCCATCTTCAAGGATATAAGTCTCGGCGGGGTCGGACTCCCCGAAGTGATCCAGGTAGTCGATGACGATCCCGATGATCGTTTCTCGGTTCTTGTACTTCCCAGCACGAGTCGACCGATCGACCACCCAATCGTGGACCCGGTTGTGTAAAGCCCGAATAGCTTCATGAATGGCGTCTTCATGCTTCATTCCTTCCGCGCGGGCGATCGCGTAGTCTTGGAGGGCTTGGTGGTATTCAATGCCGAAGCGAAGGTGGATGGATTCCTCCCGTGGGGCCCAGCCATCGATGACCATATATTGGTATTTTCGGGGGCATTCTTTGATTAGGCCGATGGTCAAACTCGACCACGCGAACTGCACTTTGGAGTTGGGGAGGAATGGGGATCGAGTGATTGGTTCAGTCATAGATTCATCTCCTTGTCTATATGCTGATGAATCTTAAATAGTGGGCGTACTATTATCCAAGCAATTGCAAATGGGAGAAGATCGGGCGCCCATTTATAAAACAACCAAAATATTAGGCCAACAAGGAAGGCAACAATAGCTGTTACCGTATGGCCTTGAAGTGTAGATAACTTATCAAGCCGGAGCATCAAAACCTCCTCGCCACAGTTGACCCAACCACCGGCTTCGGTGCGGCTTCGGCCATGTTGCCCTTGGTGGCGTTGGCCCCCCGAACGAGTGCAGCGAGGTCAGCGCCGGTGACGGAGGACATCGTGGCTTCGACCGAGGCCTTACGGGATCGGCCACCACCGGCTTCGCGTTTGGCGCGTTGGGAGCGTTGGTATTGGATGATTGCGTCGATGTCTTGGGCGGAGAGGGAGAGGGGGTCCCTTGAGATGAGCTCGTCCAGTTCGGAGGGAGGAGGCGGGGGCTTGGCGAGGGCGTCGAGGAGGGAGGAGTGGTCGGTCATTGACGCAAGCCTCCTTCACGATACCCACCGGCTAGAGCTTTAGCCAAATCAGCTATAGCCATGGTTAATCGATCAATACGTTCATTAGTTGGTACTGTTCTTTCACGGGCATCTGTTAACCATGACATGCATTCATCGTGGACCATCCATAGTAATGGTTCGACTGTATTATGTTTGATATCGGTCATTCAAGGTCTCCAAGGGTTCGGCGGAGTTTATGATAGCTGGTTTCGGGTGGGGTCGATCGATCGGTGACTAGTTGGTGGACCGCTTGACGAATCCGGGTAGTCCATCCGGGGCCGTAGGTGGATTCGAGCCATAGACAGTCGGCTTCGAAGAGGTTGAGGGTGCATCGGCGAAGGGGTTCATCAGCGGGGCGGGGCATCAGTCCTCGCTTTCGCCGTTATCCCACGGTTTGCCTTTGAGGGACTTCATGTATTCACTAAGGGCTTCGGAGTGCCAATCCCAGTTGTCGACACCACCAGCTTCGAGGGCACGGAGCATAGCTTGGCTTCGTTTGAGCTTATGATACTCTTCACGATCAAGTATGATCCGAGATGGGTGATGTGGGTTAATCATCGATAGAAACTTCCTTGTTGCAGACCCAAATCTCATCATCATGCGGTGCTCCGGGGAGGAACACGATCAGTTGGTCCAGCTTGGGGTTCTCGGCGGCCTTTCGGCATTCGTAAAGGGTGTTCCGGAAGTATTCCCGGCGGACACCGCCGACCTTGAAGCGGATGCCGATTTCGGCCCCGAGGGCGCGGGTGAGGAGAGGGAGATAGGTGAGGGGGGAGGGTCGGGCCATTAGATCACCAAATGTTGACGGATCATTTGTTCACTTGCTTCCAATTCTTGGAGCCTAGATAGAAACCCATCAATAGTGGAGCAAGCCTCCCGCAAGGAATGTTCCAAACGATCCAACCGGCGATTGATCTCATGAAGTTCATGGCTATCTGGCTTTCTATCAATGGCGCTGCGAAGTTCACGAATATCATGACCATAGTCTGTAAAAGGGTTGCTGTGCATCATTTCGATTGGTCCTCTATTAGATGAACTTCGTCTCCTTCCACATCGACAAGGCCCCCGACTTCGGAGAGCCCCTCGATGGCAAGGATACCGCCGGACCGGGGCTCGATATAGAGCCAGAACTGGCCGTCCTGATCGGAGAGGATACGGACCTGTAGAGTATCGTAAATAGAGTTCCCGTGCATGGGGTGGTCGGCGGAATAGGCCGTGGCGTTGGCCTTGGCATCGAGCCGGCGGAAGTAGTGCATGCGGGTGCGGAGGGCGAAGCACGCGTCGTAGGTGCCGAGGCAGGCCCGGGCGCCCTTTGGGTCATCAAGGGCGCGGTCGAAGAGGTCGCGGCATTCGTCATACGCCCTCAGTGCTGTTGGTAGACTCATTTCGATTTTCCTAGCTTTTTACATTCATGGTATCGGAGGCGATCGGCGCGTCGCTTTGCTATGGTTCGAGAACTAGCCAATATGTTCCATCCCATCCTAAGTGGTTACGGCGGATTTTGTGCCCGGCTAGTTTGTCGTTGATGTGAGACATCATAGTATTGATGGTGTTTCGTTCAGGGCCACCATCGTAACGGTGAGCATACATGTGGTCGTAGATTCGTTGGAAGGGAACACCAGGGTGCTTGGCGATGAAATCATAGAGGCGCCGCTCGGATGGAGTGAGCCGAAGCTCTGGTTCTGGGATAGGGATCACCGCACCACAGCAGTTGCAAGTTTCTACCATCTTACCACGTGAGACCAGAGGAGTCAATCATTATTTAAATCCTTCACATGTTTCCAGGTATCACCCTTTAAAACAGCGTGTATAGCTCCACGATGAACATTGTACTTCTTAGCTAATTCTACTGGAGGCAGATCGCTAGCTCGAATATCTCGAACTTGCTCCTCAGTCAGTAAAGCCTTATAGTGGTTTTCTCCAAATCTATGTCTCAGTTTAGCCACCTTATCGTCTACATTATCTGCATGAGAGCCATTAAGCAAATGATCTGGGTTCCAACAATTGGGCGTATCGCAGGTATGACGTATCACCTCCGCTGGTTCACAAAATACATACTCATATATAAGTCTGTGAATATAAGCAGATTTGCCATTGTATGAAATCGAGCCATAACCTAAACCGGAAGTGCGACCTTGCCATAAAAAGCAGTCAGTCTCCTCTCGATGAGTACTACCCGCTGTTAGGACTTCAATAATCTCCTCGATGGTTCTTGGTTTAGGCCCGGTTAGTCCCATTTGACGTTCTCCGAATCTATCATAGTCAATTTGTTTTTGCTGCGGGTCTGTATCACATATTTTAGGTTGGCGTCTTGTTCGACGGTGATGTCGACGAGGCCCGGGTCCAACCAGTAGACCGAGTCGAACTCGAGGCCTTTGGACTTGTGGCCGGTGAGAAGGGAAATGGTTCCCTTCTGGGCGAAGAGGTGTTCGGCGTAGGAGATGGCTTGGCCTAAGCTATCACCATGCTCCGCAAACACACGCATGCAGTCCGCCATGTCGGGAGCAGACTTGGAACCGGCGGCAAGCTTCGACTCTCGCCAAGCTTCGATGTTGATCAGCATGGCTTGGCGAGAGATGGAGGTATCGCCGAGCTTTTTCATTATGTTGACCAAGCGAGGGCCAAGCTCGCTCCCCAGCACATTGACGCTGCGCCCACTGCTAATAAGCTTAAAGGCGAGTCGTAGGAGAGGAGCGTTATTGCGGCAGATAATAGTACTGTGGTCAGGGAAACTAGAGCCATTAAATATGGTCGGCGAATCGACTGACCCACCGATGTTGGCCCACTGGAAGTGGGGGACCCTCCACCTAGCGGCTTCGACGATGGCTGAGGGGCAGCGGAAGGAGACGGAGAGGGGAAGTTCGGCCATGGAGTAGGTGGTGACTGCGGAGGACATACCTCCGGACTTCGCTCCACGAAAGCCGTAGATATTCTGATTGGGGTCTCCAACTCCAATAAGATTTCCTTTGACGAGTCGTGAGAGCAATGCGTGATTAACTGGCGATTGATCTTGGTACTCATCCACCATGATTCGGGGAAAGCGTGGGTATGCCCCTCCAAACAGTGCGGGCATGTATATCTGATCGTTAAAGTCGATGATACCGGCGTAAGCTTTACTAATCGAGGATTGGAGGATGTCATCGATAATTTCCGCTGCGTGATCGGTGGGGCGTTCGTCCATGGCGAGGTGGAGAGAACGGCGATCGATTAGGGCCTTGTGGGGGAACTTGACCGCAGGTGGGACGTAACCAAGGGACTTTGCTTTTTCGATACCATCCATTACCACGCTGTAATGGGGCCAGAGTTCGGATTGTTCGACCCGGGTGAGGTCGTCCATGAGGGCTCGCCAAGCGTTTCGGGTTTTGTCCTTGTCGAGGGTGAGGGTGGGGGCGATGGAGTTGGCCCAGATGCCGTGGCCTAGGCCGTTGAAGGTTTTGATCCTCGTTGTAGGAAGAAATTCCCCTCCCTTTTGCGCAGCTACTGCCTCTAATTGATTTCGTTTACTAAAAACAAGATAAAGCGCAGGTGTGATCTTATGTACTTGATCAATCATTTTAAGGGTGGCACTCTTCCCGGTTCCGGCCAAGGCCGAGATCATTAAGTTCTCTGTGGGCTTGACGGTGATTTGTTCAAGAATGGCTTCTTGTTCGGGGGTGGGGTTGAGTGAGGTCATTGTAAACCGGGTCCTTCTCCCAAGGCTTCTAGGAACATAAACTTAAATGTATCAAGCATCACTACTGCCGTTGTCGGTGATTCTTGATTACGCCACAACAGTAAATGCAAGTAGAAAATCAACTCGGCTGCATCCTGTGGACCCTTAGTTAATTCGACTATATCACCAAAAATCTCTTGGGCCTTAACCTGTAATTCCTCGCTGGTCATTGCCTAATCCCTTTTGTTGCCAACTGGGTCACCTGCACGCAGGTCTTTTCGAGGAGTTGGCCGATGCCGAGGAAGCCCGACCCGATTA